CTGCGGATGGTGTCGACCACCTATCGAGGGGGTGATATTAAAAGTCAAAACACCCCACCGGACGATTGTGGCTTACAGCTCGTCAGAAGTATTAGAATTGTTAAAATCCGCAACCGACAAAAAAAGATTTCATTCGTGTGGAATGCCCTTCGCAATGTTTTGGGATTTGTCGATTCGTGTCGCCTGGGATACTGCACTGCGCTGGGGCGATCAGTTTCACAATTTACGGATTACTGACATCGGCAGAAATGGATCAATACAACTCATTCAGCGGAAAACAAATCGCGTAACGTGTTGCTCTTTGCATGGCTCAACGGCTGAAGTGTTAGCCAAAAGTTTAGAGCTTTACCCTCGCGAATTTGTCACCCCGTGGGATGCTACTCACACCTCATTTGCTGCACAATTTAAGAATCTCGCAAACGCTGCAAACGTGGGAGGTACGTGGAAATTTTTGCGGCGAGGATCGGCGACAGATGTTGAACGTAAGCACCCAGGCGCAGGATCGACGCACCTCGGTCATGTACCCGGAAGTGGTGTAGCTGAATCAAATTATTTCGACCAGCGTTTACTGCAACGAGATAAAACGATGCCAACCGAGCTTAATTAGTTGATTTTTTGTCGCCGCTTCGAAGCTTTTTATGTACGCGAGTAAAAGCTGCGCGAGCTTTTGCACTTTCAAACCAAATATTTGCTAGGGCAACAACAACATCGTCGATCAGATGCTCCGCAATTAAAACGCGCGGCGGCTCATCAACAAATTTTGCCTCCAAAATTTCCATACATTTTACGCTGACCATCTTGCAGGCTCTCAGAGCTGGATCAGAATTGTCAGCAGTCAATTCGCGCGCTAGCCTGCGCATTTCTTTTAGAGGCCAGTATACGACCACCGTATCTGTGATGATTTCACAGTTAGCCTTGAACTGCTCCGCCATGTCGCCGATGCGCGCGCGAACCTCTTTTTGAAGAAAGGCTCGTTCGTCTGGATTTGTTTCGGTCATTGCTGAATGATTACGCATTTTCCATTTCTGCACTCAATGCGAGTCGCTGGTGGTAGTGGTGCTTCTGTTTTTTTCTTGCAGCTGCAACCGGGAGGGCATGGGCAATCAACCACATGACCGTCTGGCATTTTAATTTTTCCAGTTCCTCCACATTCCCCACAACATTTATCTGGTGGCGTTACATCGTCAGGGGTGGGGGGGGTTATTTCGACTGGTGATTGAATTGCATAGGCAACCGATACAGCTGCATCGCAAACAACTCCGTGCAGCGCCGGCGATTCGTCACCAGCAGCGAGGCTCAACAGAAAACTTAAAATGATCTCTCTCATCACCAGCCCCCCCTCAAATTTATTTGGTCAGAATCAATCCCTGGAGTGTAGTTCGTGTGCGCTTGGTCGCTTACGGTGCTGGCCGGCATGACATAATCAGCAAACAGCATGACCCACATTGCACCCTTTGCCGCCTTGCCGATAAATTGAACGAATGGACGTTCGAAAAAACTTGGCTTTTCATCCTTGCTTGTATTCAGCTGACCGAATAAATAGCCCACGGCGAGCAATCCGCCCGCGATATAGAGAAGTTGTTTTTCTGAAAATTTCATTCGTCTAGCCAATCATGCTCTAAAGGTTTCCATTCCCAGCCTTTTACGCTCGCGATGCTCCAGCTGTCACCAGCTGCCAACATTGCAGCGAGAGTTTTAGGCTCTACCCAAAAACTGCCGTCAGGTTGATCCTTCGGCCACTTTGGACCCGAGTTCCATTTCCCCCAACTATTTTGAATCAAGATTCCATCGCGCCCGCTTGTCTCTGCATACCTTACGCCCACGGCACAAAGGGCATGACTCCAGCGCCCAGAGCGCGACGCGAATCCATCACTACTACGGGTCGAGGAAAATCCAACACCCGAGCAAATAACCACGGGCATTCCGTTCTGAATACTCGCACAAGCTTCCTCGTAAGTTCGGATGAGGCTTACACCGACAGCGGTGTGTTGATTCGCCAGCTTGTCAAGATCCGTATTGTCTCGCCCACCAGCCCCATACGCACCATAATTTTTTGCTCGGCTTTTGTCGTAAGTTGTCAGATCAATCTCGCCATATTTTTTTCGGTAGAGAATCCCGCCGGTGCCATTTTTCAAACCTACGCACCACTTGGCAGCGTTTGATCCAGTCGCTCCATCTGACCAGCCTGCAAAAGTTTGATTCTTGGCCTCACATCGAGCGCCACCGTAAATTGGTTCAGTTGCAACAATCAGCGGAGGCTCTGGCAAATCACCAGCTGCATAGCTACAGCTCTGGCCGACATAACTACCGAGCGCCCATGCAAAACTGACACAGTCGCCGATTCCCTGTTTCCACGGTTTCAGGTCAGATCCATAGACCTGCCTGTGTGCAGCGCTAGCCTTGCGATAGAGAAGGGTATCGACTTTTCTATTCTTAGCACCCGCTATTATTTTACTGCCGGCATCGCTAAAATACGGAGCGTCTAGCGAGGCTAGAAATTCCTTGGTTGCCGCCGGGTCTGGTGTATAGCCAAAATTGTGCGCCGTGTGCTGACGCTCAAGAAAAACAATGAACGCTACAGCAGCGACCCAAATTGCCGCCAAAATGATTTTGTCTCTATTGAATCGCAATGTCACAGCTCCTTGCCACCTCGCGGAATGCTGCAACCCAAGACGATCTGACCTGTGGGGAGACTGGGCCGCCATTTGTGCCTATCTTGGCCTCCATGTAATTGCCTACAGCGTCGGCGACCGCAGGCTGTTCATCGGTCAGGCAGCGACCGTCTAGCGCATATTCACGCGCGGCCCGTCTAAGGTCGTCGAGGCTGCGACCTGTAGCCAGGCGCGGTTTCTCTAGCATTCCATCAGCTTCAATACATTCTGCAATGCTTCGACAAAGCTCGCCCAAGATGATCGCGTCAGATGCAGCTTCGCTGCCTACAAATTTGCCTTGCAGGTTTAGCTCGCTCGCTGGTGGTGAAGGTGCTGGAGTTGGTTCGCTTTTCATATTGAAACTTACGAACGCAAGCATTAGCAGACCTATGACGACTATTGTTTTGAAGTTCATTCGTGACAACTCCCCCGCACTAAAGCCAGTGTAAGCGTATCAATCGCGGACTTCTCGTCATCTTCAAGGTCGCCGGTTTCAATCACTCGATTTTGAACCAGCGCGATTGCCTTCATGCCTTCTTGAAAATCGGGTTTTGGTTTTTGTCTGACTGCCGGGATCGGAAGCTTTAGATTTTTAATTGCAACAGCTGGAAAAATAAAAACTGCAACGGCTGTTAAAATCAAGATCGTGGTGAGCATTATTTTTGGTTCCTAACAACTGGGAGAAGCTTTTCGATGACACCGCTTGAAATTGCGAGGGTCAGATTTTTAATAGCCGGTTGAATCAAAATCCAAATCGGAAACAGCCAAAGAGGAATGACCCGATCAGCAAATTCGTCGAAAACTTCAGAGATATAATCAAGCACTAAACTTTTTCTCTCAGCACCATCGACCGGCAAAGAATCGACAGCTGCAATAGTCAGACGCAAAATCTCAAACATGATCTCGCTGAATTCTGAAATCGTAAAACCGTTTGCAGCTTTTGCTCTAACTGTTTCGAGCAGTTGATTGATCTCTATGGTGGGATGAAAAATCCTCATGAGGTTGCCTTTCCAATAAACAGCAGGTCTACGTTTGCGCTGCCTGTCGCTGTCAGCTGCACTTTTTTCTTGTTCGTCAAAACGTCCCATCCCCCTGATTTTGCGAAAGTGTAAAAACTCCCCCCCGGCTTTAATGTAATTTCTCCAGTGGACAATTCGTCCCATTGATCCGTAGTAGAAACAAAGCAGCTGACTGTTTCTGTCTCGCTCAAATTTTCGATGTAAATTGTCGTGATGAAATCGAATGATAAAATTGAGCTGCCCCCGAAACTTTTGTGGTCGAGAGCTTTCAAGTCTATTTCTATCCCGGATGTATCTGCTGTAATTTGATCTTTCCAAAACGCATCCGCCCCATCGGTTTGTACCGTCGAATCTATCGCGTGAGTTTTGTTAATAATTACTTGATCCGTAACGGCTGTAGCTGTCCCATGACTTTCCGTCCATTGAGGTTTGATTTTTAGAGTTGCCTGTGATACTAGGTACTGGCTCATGTTGTCGATCCGATAATGTAGAGGTCAAAGTCAATCGCGCTACCGTTTGGGTTGTATGTTCTCAGCTCGTTATTCGTGCTGTTTACGAGATAGCCTGTTTTTGGATTCATCAGCAGCGCTTCGCTCGATGGACCTACTGCAATAGCAAATGAATTGCTGGGATCTGTTTCACTTGCGCCAAAATACAAATAAAAATCCTGCTCTTCGCTTTTGTTCACAATCCGAAAAACTTTGACCCGAGCAAAACTAAATGGGACGGTTACGCCAAGCGTGTGCTGAGTCAAAGCAGTAAGATCAATCGTGTCGATTGCGTTGGCGGCTACTGTTCTTGTGTCTGCGTAAACTATATCGGCAGCATCATCGCCACTACCATCAGACAGGTTGTACGCTGTAGTCTCATTTTTTTTATTGGTAACGGTTCCAAATTCTTGCGCGTCAACTCGCGAATACTGCATTTTGACTTGCACAGTGCCGCCAAATAAATCGTTTAGCGTGTCTGCCATTTTACCGATCCATCTAAAATAAGTTTACGTGCTTGCTGTACGTCTACCCCATACCTGATTGCTACGAATGCAATATCAAAATCGTTTGGTTGTGGCTGCGACAATATGCACCCTGAAAAATTATGCCTTGGAAGGTACGTTTTTGTTGCCGGACGAGATTCATCTGCTGCTAGCAGTGGCTCTCTATAATTTCCATTTTGTTTCCAACAAGAATTTTGATCTTTCATCGCTTAATTCAGCCTAATCTTTTTTCGTCAATCCTTACCCTCTGATGCCTCTTGTTCTTCACGGTAAAGACATAGCGCAAGAAGAAAATAACTTGCACCGTCGAGCAGTGTGTCTTCAATTCCGTCAAATTCTGTTCGCCCGTTTTCAAAGTACGCGCGTATCCTGTGCATCTTGTCAGCTATGCGGAGGATAGCGCCGGCCCATGATGGCATCGCACAAAATTCTGCCGAGCTTCTTAGGTTGGCAAAAGCATCGGCATTCGTTCCGTAGTCTTTGCTTTTTCGCAAGTGCATGTCGCGCACTTCGTCCAAGGCTTCCAGAAACGGAATGCTCGTCGGGTTGATTCCTTCAGGCGTTGCTTTCTGGATTCCGTCCCCTGGACAACTTTCACGTATTGCGTTCAGCTCGCGTTCGGCTGCGATTATGTAATCATTGGCAAAAACATTTTCCGAGGCATGAGCCGCTTGGCCGTTTTGTAATCGTTCGCCAATTTTGTCCACTGATAGGCTCCTAATAATTTTTAGTAGGTTTATAACGTCTGCCGCTAAAGTGCCCGATGTTCCCGTCCAACAATTTGCTGGGCCAGCCATTCGCGCGCGTTGCTCGGCAGCTGCATAATAATTTGTTTTATCGTTTTCGTAAAAACTGCTGATCACGGTCTGTAAATATAGGGTATGCGCGGGTAACTTCGTGCCGCTTGTGGTCAATCACTACAGCCGCTTGGCAGGGCGACTCGCCGGCTTTTACCTTGGTTAAGGCATAAGCACTCTGCCCAATTAAGCTCCCGTTAGAAACGTACCTCGCTTGTCTATGCCACCCCCATTGATGCCAGTGTCCGAAGCAAGTTAAATCGCACGGCTCGATATGATCCCACTGGCTATTTGCCTTGGAGACCGGAGCATGAATCCCAGACTGCCCCCCCTGAAATTTATATGAGTGGCCGTGGTGAAACCGAATCTTAAAACCGTCGAGGTCTAAATAGTTGAGATGACCATGACCAACATGCCAGTTTATATTGTCTTTATGCTCTGCACTTGCGAGCGTCAGATAAAGGTGCTGTTCAAAAGAATGCTCCAGCTCTGTGCCGATTCTCGGCTTGCCAAAATTGCTTCGACCGTGGTTGCCGGCTGACGTTGTAACAATGACCTGATCGCAAGAATCTGAAACGAGGTCTAGCGTGTGCCGTATCCGTTCGCCTGCCCAGCGTACTGCCGACAATGGTGCAAGCTGTGCAAGCTCTGCTGTGTCTTCGTGGATATGACCAGAGAAAAAATCACCACCGAGCCAAACTACAACTCTGTCAATATTTGCGATCTGTCTTTCGTGTTCTAGCAACATTAAAAACCGTTGCTGCAATTCTTGAATCCTTTTGTCTGCTATCTCTAGTGTGAATTCATTCACCCCGTTTACAGTGTCAGGATCGACTCGTTCTTCACAATGCCAATCACTTAGAAGCAAGACCATCGTGGCGTTATTCTTCCCGCCTTTAGTCTTGCGAGTTTTATATTTTTTTGGCCTGATGTTTTTCAAGCTCGCGAGACTATTGGCGCGCTGCCGTTCGTCTTCGATGCTGTGCAGCGCTTTTTTGTAGCGAGCTTTGAGGGCTGTCATGTCAGCTCGCAGCGTAGCAATCGTTGCATCTGAAGAAACGCGATCTATATCTTCGATTTCGTTTTTTAGTTCGGTTGTGATTCTTTTTTGTTTAGCCATTTTTTTACCGTGTGCGGACTGATTGCGTGTCCCCGTTTGGCTAGCAGCTTTGCTAAAGCCATAGCCATAACCCTTGCCGGCGATTCAATTTGACCCTGCCACCACATTTGCCGGCACTGTTCAACCTCTACCAAAAGTTTTGGCGGAAGCTTGTGATACCAGCTCGGCCTTCTCACGTGCGCCTTTATTGTTTCTCGTAATTCGTTTATTAGTGGTTGATAGTTTTTAGTCATTGTCGCCCTCGTCCTTGAATCCTTCTCGGCTGACTATTCCAGCGAGTTCATCTGCGAAATGTCTTACACTAAGTTCCGCGATATCGGGCCAGCGCGCGTGTATCAATTCATGTAAAATTGTGTTTAGTTTCTCTTCTCCAGTCAGCCGACTACTGACTCGGATTGTTTTTTTGTCATAATCACAATCACCAAAAATGTCTTTACCTACTCGACAAAACCGCATTTTCCAAGCTTGGCCGTCGATATAAATTCGGTACGATTTTGTTCGTGCTGTCATGCTATCACCTAAGACAGTTTTATTTGTAATTTAGTATCTGTGTAAAGCCAATCGCTGTTGTGAAAACTTGCGTCGTTCGTTGCCATAATGTCTCCGTGCTTGGAATCTACGCCATTGTAATGACCATCGCCGCTTTTTCGATGATGGTGGTATCCGGTTTTGTCTTCGATGTACGCGCGATCGTAATGATATTCAGGCGTTCTAAATCCGGGTCCATCATCTGTGTAGATTGAATCACGAATTGGTATTTCTACCATGCCGCCATTTTTGAGAGCAGCTGTATTAGCTGGGCCTAGATGGGCATGAAATTCAACCATGTATTTTTTTGCATGATGCAAGATCATGCTCGGGCCAGTCAGTGTTGGAGGTTGCACAATAAACCCTGCGTGTAAACCACCTGTGCATTCACCACCCATTGGTCCAATTATTTCTTGCACCCCTGTCGAATTCCACCATGCTCTAAAGGTTGAGACATTCGCTTGAATAGTGTTGGTGGTTGGGTCATGTAGGATCGGAGGTAGTCCGCAGTAAAGGTCAGAGTAATAAGTGTTCGAGCCATAAAGCTGACTACCATAAAGGTCAATGCATCGGCTGTAAAATTCTGCCTGTTGCTCGTAGACAGTTTCCCCCGGAAAAGGTTCGGTATAACTTCCTGCGGCGCCACATTCTAAGCTTGGATCAATAGACCTAATAGCTGGTTCGACTAGGAAATAATTTGCAACCCATGTTGGATTGTGTATTTCCTCTCTAATCCATACGGCGACAATACCGTGTATGTTGCAAGTGTCTTTTTGTTGCGGAATATATTCTGCAACTTCACCCTCGATAGCTTTGTGGATTCCACTTGTTACTTTTGCTGGTACTTGATTGCCAGCTGCCGGCGGATTTATTTTTTCTCGATCAACATCCCATATAGTTTCTTGCCCTTCTGTTCGAGTAGCGATACTTTCAGCAATGCCACCAGTTTCGTTTTCTGTAAATCTGTACCTGCCGCTTTTATCGCCGACAACTCTACAAACTTGCGCCTCAATAACTGTTTTTTCACAGAAAACTTTTCTTGTCCCATGCACTGCATAATTGAGAGGAAATTTATAAGTCTTTGTCACAAGTTCACGGCCCCAGTCAGCTGTTACGTGTGTGTAACTTATTTCATCAAAAATACCATGACCGAAAGGATCTGCCGTTGTTACGTCAGGCCCACTGTATTCACCTATTATAGATCCTAAATCGCTTGGAACGCGATTAGCTTGGTGGTACGAATGAATTCCTCTTTTATAAACTCCTAGCCCATGACCGTGATAATGTCGATAACTTGAACCAAGGGTATGTCCCTGAATCCTTAAGCCGCTTTGATAGTTAGTAGTTTTTTCTAAAGTCTCTGTTGTATTCGTGCCGTGATAGAAGCCTGGCGCAAGATCTCCAGCCGAGCAAGATGTTCCGCCTACAAAATTTCTGTTGAAAACATGCTCTCTAAACGGATCATACCTCAAGCTATCTTCTTCCTCTGCCAATACCGAACCACGCCGAAGAACCCATTCAGAGCCATCAAAGTAAACGGCGGTATGACCTGCGTACCTATGGCCTTCGTAATCGTTAAAACCTTGGAAGGCGCAAATATATTTTTTCCTCCCTGTCGAGGTCACATGACCCGCACCAGCATAGTCGCCAAGACCGAAGTTCATTGGATAGTTATTAGAATCTAAATAAACGACTTTTTTGTTTTGATGCGTGTTTTGATACGGTTTATCGTGTTGCGTGAAATGATAAAGATGACTTTCAATATCATACGCTTGTCCGTATTCCGGGTTATCTGGGAGAACGACTCGTATGTGACCACCTTGCCAAAATGCTCCGGGGTTAGCGTGTTGGCTTCTATGAAAAAACTCTTCGCCTCGAACGTATAGACGAGCGTGCATGTAGCGACCATTAGTTGGCAGCGGAAGATGAATTTCTTCTATTGGAATGTCGTCCGCATCCGTATCACAATATGATGATTCCGATACTGGAGCTATCGTGATATTTGTCGGGTCTTGATAACTGAAAAATGCGTTCCGCACGGTGTAGTATAGCTCGGGCATCATCGCATCATTATCGCAAGAGATATTCAATTCAAGATTAGTGGCCGAGTAATTGTCGTCTCCAAGCACCGGAGCATGACTGGCACTGTTTTGAGTTGGCAGAGCTGTATCAGATGCCATTGCTCGTTTGTAGTCGTAACCATCGGTACTCAAGGGCTGTTGAAATTTTCTTGGGTCGATATTTTCCCGACCATTTATACGCCTGTGCTGTTGCAGAGATGAGAATGGATAATTTCCACCGTCCCGAATTCCTACGGCGCCTTGGGTTTGACCAAAAAAGTTGACGGCTCTTCTGTTGCCGTATGAACCTCCAGCATGTTTTGCGACAACGCTGCGGTTCTCGCTACTGACAAGCGATTGTAAATCAGTGCCGACGAGTCCACCAAGAATTTCATTACCAACGGTCTGCAAATAAAAATCGCTGTTCAGAAATTTGTAGTCGCTAGAGAAATATCCTGGGAGTTTATTAATCTCTTCCTTTTCATATTCTTGTACCCAAGCGTCATTGATCCAAGCTCCGTAAACAAATCTATTCACATGAGTATCGGCAAGGCTTTGATCGCTCCTCAGTAACTTAAAGCCGGCTTGTGGTGTTTTTTTGTCGCCGTGTTCATCCTCCGGAGAAAAATTTAAGCCTGTAGGAAAAGCATGTCCCCAAGTCTCCCAGCGATTGAGTGATCCAAAAAAAGCTATAGCTGGACTATCGTGGGACGGCTGATAAACGCCAAACCGATAATCCATAGTTCTAGGCCAAAAAACTTTATCCCAAACAACAGCGCCCGTTTCGTTTTTTATTTCAATCCTTCCGATAAAATATTTTTGTTGCTGTTGCTCGCGCGCGTATTGCGATAACGGCCTTGGTGTTTGCCCGCCGGTAGATGAGGACATATAGTGGCCCGGAACAAAATTTGGGTCTGGGCCGACAAGTTCATCACCGTAGGCGTTGTGGTATGAACCGGATAGACGCGCGCCAAGAGGCCAAGCTCGCCAAGCTTCAATCCATCCCGGCGTGGCAAGTAGTTCATCTTGCAGCTCGCAAGCGTGTGTTTCAAAATACGTCAAGCGGTGGACGTTGTGTGAAATTTTTGCAGATAAATATTGGCTCTCATTACCGGGAACAAATATTCTAAATTCCATAGACCCGACAAGGTAGTTGTGTCCTCCGTATTGACCACCTGAACTGACGCGCTGCCATGTCTGAGCTTGGTCTACGCCTATAGCCATCGCCTTGCCGCAACCAAAATAATTTGGGTCGGGCATTACCCTCTGACAGCGATAGCCATTTGCATAGCCTTCGTCGATTAGGTGGACGGGTTGTCGTACTTGCGGGTCATCAGTTTCCCATCCACCACCGTCACCAGATCGACGAATTTGATCTAACAAAAACAATCGTTCTTCTGGATGCTCGTCACTCATATAATTATCACCGCATAGGTTGAAAAATTTTGAATTATCGTTCCAAATCCAGCATCAGATTTTTCGCCCGCACCTTCTACAGGTGTGTAGTTTCCTCGGATTGTTGGTCCGCAGACCTTAAAGCCTGTAACCTGTACAGATGGATAATTCATCGCAACAACACAAACCCCTTTTACGCAACAAGTTATAAATTCGTCTGTCGCTTTTGCTGGATGAGTTGCAACACAGAATGGTTGCTCTGGACCTACTGCTTGTGTTTCATAACTCACAAGCGTTCTCGGTTTTGCGACTCTGCCTTTCAAATATTGAATTTTTTTAAGGTTTGGATCGGTGGGGGTTACTAACTGAATACCTTGGTATTCGATCATCGTGCCACAAGCAATCTGCTTTCTGTCGTTTTCAGGTAAATAAATTGGCAGCTGTAAACCGAATGAATACTCTTTATTTGGATCAAATTGCATCCCGCCGGTTACGCCTAAAACTTGATCCGCTGCTTCTTGCGCTCGATTCCAAGCTGTGGCAGAAAACGCCTCTGCAATAGGCTGACCAGCTTCGACTCTGTGATTGCCTTTACTCATGCGCCGATACCTAAAAGGGCTAAACTCGCTCTACGATAAACTTGATTCACATAAACATGCTCTGCTTCTTTTACAACTCTGCTTGACTTTTCCTTCTCTGCATAACGAATCCACAAAAAATCATGGCCGGCTTTTTCAATACTATGAACCGGACCAATTTGCATAGCTGGATATACTTGTCCGTCCCCTGCGTTTGGTGATGAAGAAAACTTGTAGGATAATCGCCAAGGGCCGTTGCCTTTTTCTGTGTCCCATTCTTGCTGACCGTTGCAACCAAGAAATAAAACTTCTCCGGGCATAAATGTTTTGTAGGGTAGTGAATTCACGCAACCAGTCATCTGCGCGACTGTCTTGATGTAAGCAGTAGTCACATAAACGTCTGGAATGTCATACGTTTCTGTCCATGTGAGCGCGGGAGCCGTGATGGTAACGCCTTCTACCGTCTCTCCATCTGCGTTTACCACGCCTTGCATGTCCGGTGGATCGACTCCATATCTGGCCTCTGCAAAACCCTGCGTTATTTTCATTGTCGCGCCGGTTGTATCAAACTGCCGAGTCCTAGATAACGGGGTAGGTGTGTCAGAATCGGCGCCGGCTTTTGTATACTGCGCCGTCACCTTAAACGTCTGTGGTGCTATACATTCCGTATCATATTTTTCCACCATAAACGTATAGTCGCCAATGGTGTAAAACGCCTCACTACTGAGATAGCTGTTGATTTGGTTGTGTAGAGAGTTGTTGTCTAGCACGTTTGAAACAACCCACGAACGATTGAACGTACTTTGAGCGCGCTTGCCTTTTCTGTGCAATGTAGCCGAGAATGAATCTGTGGTTTCTGTCCATTTCATTGTCATTACATGGAGACTGTGCCAGCCCCTCCGGTTGCCATGTTGCCAGTATTTTCTGCTGTTTTCTCTGCTGCTTTGAGTGTACGGGCAGCAATGTTTGTATCAAAGCCGAGCTGTGACGCTTGACCCGCTGAAAATGATCCCGCGGTTTCTGTTTTAGATGTTGCGGCATCGCGAGCTGCACCAGCTGCATTTGCCTCTGCTTCTTTTTTCTTTTCGTCATCACTCATCTGATCTTTAGCAATGTTGTCCGCGCCTTGGCCGACCGCAGTTCCAAATTGTGCTTGCTGCTCTTCGGTCAGACTTCCGTTTGCAATCAATCGCTCAATTTCTTTAATCAGCGTGTTGTATTCATCCATATCCGATGTATTCGCCAGCTGGTCGATCAAAACGTCAGCAAGCGAACGATCACTCTTTGTTTTTGCTTGGTCATCGAC